AGGCGCGGCTGGAAGTGCATGCCGACGCGCTGGCACCCGGTGTGCGCGTGCTGATCATCGACGACGTACTGGCGACCGGCGGCACCCTGGCTGCGGCGCGACAAATGGTTGAACAGCTCGGCGCCGAAATCGCAGGCGCCGCGGTGGTGCTGGAACTGGCGTTCCTGCACGGGCGTGCGCGCTGGGCGGCGGACGTGCCTCTGCACTCTTTGCTTTGCTATTGAGGTGGGTTCGGAGCAGCTGTTGTGGAAGGTCAGGCCACGGAGCTCTTGGCCATGGATGGCGGCTTTGTGGCCGTGGTGGTGTTGATGGAACAAAGGTCGCTTCGTCTCGCTGCCGACCTCAGCGACGCTGTAACGCGCCACTTGGTTTGATAGGCCGCGACACATGGTTTGATCGGCGCGGGCGAAGACATTTTCGACCCGTTTGAGGGGTGATTGAAGGGGTGGAAACCGATCCGTAAACGCGGATCGATGGGTGCCACTGAATCCGCTTGACTCCGGACGTGGTTGGAGCGTCCATAGGGGCGTCACAGGGAGACTCATCATGACCGACTCGACCACCCCAGCCAAGTCCACTCGCAACCCGGTGTATCGCTTCCACACCCGCCGGGTGGCCGAGTCCTTCCGCGCCCACTCCGTCCGGCCGATGTGGCTGATGCTCGGCGACCACGAAGGCGAAGATGGCGTGTACCTGGTCGCCTGTCCGGCCGATTGCCAGCGGCTGGCGCGTGCCGGGTACGAATACGCCTGATCACCACGTCGTAACAAGCAGTTCGCTGGCCTGCTTCGGGCTGGCATTGCCGCCGATCGTGTAGGTGGTGCGCAGCCGCCGCGAGCGGAAAGCGCCGTATACCCGCCGCATAGCAGGATGGTCATTAATCGACAGGACGGCTCGGCCGCGCAACGCGGCCATTGCGGTCGCCAACGCCTCATGCTGCTCCTGGCCGAACCCTTGTCCGTAACCTTCCGTCTCGAAGTAGGGTGGGTCGCAGTAGAACAGCGTCTCCGGCCGGTCGTACCGGGCGAGGCAAGCCTGCCACGTCAGATGCTCGATCGTGACCCGCGCCAGGCGCAGATGGGCGGCCGACAGGTCTTCCTCGATCCGCAGCAGGTTCAGGCGCGGACTGGCTGTTGCGGCCGTGCCGAAGGTCTGGCCTGCGACCTTCGCGCCGAACGCCAGCTTCTGCAGATAGAAGAACCGCGCGGCGCGCTGGATGTCGGTGAGCGTCTCGGGCCGCTCCATTTGTGCCCACCGAAACATTTCGCGGCTGACCAGCGCCCAGCGGAACTGCCTGACCAGCTCGTCGAGGTGGTGGCGGACACATCTATATAGGCGCACCAGCTCGCCGTTGAGATCGTTGATGATCTCGACCGGCGCCGGCGTGCGCATGAACAGGATGGCCGCGCCGCCTGCGAATGGCTCGACGTAACAGTGGTGCGGTGACTTTTCAATGAGCGGAAGAATGTGCTTTGCAAGCCGGCGCTTTCCGCCTGGCCAAGGAACAATCGGAGTCATGGTTCTCAATTCCGGTGAACGTAACGGTTTAGCCTTGGCCTGCTGCGACGTCGCGGCAGGGGGCCTTGCCTGACTCCACCGTTCACCCGGTGGTGCTCGGGGATCGACGTTGCGTTGACGCGCAGCGTCGATCGCCCTCTTTCTATCTACAGCCCCAGCGCGGCCAGCTTCGCAGCCGTATCAAGTTGCGCCTGCAGCGCATTGGCGTAGCCCTGCGCGATGGCGTCGAAGGCGCCCTGCGTGTACACCCAGCCTTGCTGCGCCGTGGTGTCGTAATAGCCGGTGCCATACGCCGGCGCCGGCGAGGGCGCGGTCGGCGCACCGCTGCCGCTGGTCCAGCCAGCGGGCAGGCTGTCGGCGCTGATCGTGGTGCCGGCCGGCGGCATGTACTTGCACCACCCGTCATACAGCGTGTGCGTGCCGGCCATTACGCCGGATAGCGCGATGCTGTTGGTGCCATCGCTGGTGCCGATCGGCGCGGCGCACTTGCTGTCGAGCACCGGCACGCCGTTGGCGTCGATTTGGTAGGCCCAGCCGGACATGACCAGCGTCTGGCCATCATTGCTGACGATCGCCAGCGGCACGCGGGCATAACCCGCATTGATCTGGAAATCGAACACCGGCGCATTGGTCGGACGGTTTGGAATGGTGGTGATCGGGGTTGCGTTCATGGTCATGGTTTCCAGACGTTGTGTGAATCGAGCCGCCGGTACGGGTCTGCGCCGGCGAGGAAGGTATGGCCGCCGACGCAAATCCGCACCACGTCGCGCAGCCCAGGCAGCAGTTTCACTTCGATCACGCGCTGCCAGCCGGAATCGGTCCACATGCAGTGGCCGTAAAGCATGGGCGCGAGGATGCTTTCACCCGTCTGCGTGGTGACGGGCGTCGAATTCGAGAAGTCCAGGTAGGAGCCGTCGGCCACCATCGCGCGACAGCAATGCTCCTGCACGATGCGCGGACGTCGGCGCACGAAATGCCAGCCGTGCTGCCCGCGTAGGATGAACGGCCGCCACCACCGCCAGCGCGTCGCGAGGTCGCGCGCAGTCAATCCAGGCCTTAGCCACATATCGTCGCAGACACAATCGTTGCCACCGCCGCCACCGCCGCCACTGGTGCCGCTGGTGGGGATCGTTACCAGGCCGGCGTTGTAGGCGTCGTCGTATCTATTGACCGTTTGCGCGCTGGTGGTCGAGAGCCACGTCGGCGAACCGCCCAGCCCGTTGTCGTGGGCATAGATGTAGTAGCTGCTGCCCTGCGCAAGGCCGGTGACCGCATTGGGCACCGCGTTGTACGGCACCACGCGCGGTCCGTAGGTCACCGAGTGCGCGTTGACGTTGACCGCCCCGGTCGATGACGCGGTGAGCGCCGTGGCGCTGCGCACCATGCCCAAATTGCTCGTCAGAGAAGCAGGCGCGTTGCCCTGATCGCCAAGACGATGGGTGCTGCCCGCGACGCGCAGCCCTACGCGGTTCACGCCGCCGCTGACGAAGATGTCAGCATTCCCGACCGCGCTGCGGTTGCCGCTGGGACCGTCGCCCACGTTATCGAGATGCTTGCCGACATGGCCGCCGCTCGTATTGTCGGTGAAGTCCGCGTACGCCTTGTGACCGCCGCCCGGCACGGTCGCGAGGTTGCCCATCTGCGAACCCATGTCGTCGAACGGATTGGCGACACTGCCTGATTCAATGCGAATGCGGCGCAGGGCGGCGTTGCTACCCGCAACGGAACCATTGCAGAATCCAAAGCAGCTCCACGTCGAGGCATTCGATGGGACGGGGATGGTTTGGGATATCCGCGTGAAGCTCGCGGCCCCGAAATTGGCGGCCGGACCCGCTTGCGAAATGTAGGCCCCGGTTGAATCGTAAAAGGTCGTCTGCAAGTACAATGCACCGCCCGTCATCTGCATCGTGTAAAAGTCGGCGGCAATCGTCATCTGCGTCATGCCGGAGACTGGGTAGCTCTGCGAACTCAGGACGGATGTGTTGTTGACCGTTGGCAGCGCAAAATAGGTCGATCCGGCAAAGCCGGATGCAATCCACCCGTTGAGCGTCCAGCCCGACGAGCCGTTCGCGGCGGTCGGGTTCTGCAGCAGGTTTCCGGTTTGGTTGATGCCGATGGCTGTGAAATTTTGTCCGGATGGCACGTAATCTAGCGTCTTGTTGACGTGCGCACTCTGGCTGAAGTCGATGACGGCCAGCCCATTGCCATCTACTTGGTGGACACCATAGCGACCGCCGCCATCCGGAACATACCCAAGTGTTTTATTTACACCGCCTTTGGCAAAGTCGAAATCGTTGCCCGTCAGCGATGCGCCCTTGATTCGACCGTAGGTTGCGCCGTCGCCGATGTTGTCGAGCACCTTGTTGACATGGCCGCTTTGGCTGAAATCGACCAGCGCGAGATTGTTGCTGTCGACCGCGTGCACGCCGAAGCGCCCACCGCCGTCGCCAATGTTGCCGAGGTTCTTGTTGATGACGCCGGCCTTCGCCAGATCGACATTGCCGCCCGTCAATGCACCCGTGGATGTGCGCGCGTAAGTCGTCCCGTCCGGCACCTGGTCCATCGAATCGGGCAGCTGTGCGCCCCAAAAGTTGTCGACGGTGTAGTAACCGACCGTATGTCCGCTGGTCGCGCACTCCACGTGCGCGAACATCACTCGTGGGTCGGTGGTGCTTCCCGTTACGTAGGTGCCATTCGTTGCATTGCCGGTGCTGGTGTTGCCGGGTGTGGAGCCGATTTCAAGATCATCCGCGCCGCGCCAACTGATGCGCACACCGCACGAGCCGTCCGGCGAACCGATCCCACGCACTGCGCATTGCGCCTTGATCACCGCGCCGGGGTAAACCGGAATCTTCCCGGTATTGCGCAGCGCTTCCGCAGCAACCGTCGGTCCAAACACCGCATAACTGCTCGATCCGCTGGCCGGTCCGTTTGTGCCCGACTCGAAGTAGACCGAACCATGATCCGACGTCCAGCCTGTCAGGTCACCGGTCGAGAAATAGGGGTTATTGACAAGCGGCACATTCGCCTGCGTGTTTGTGAGCGCGGTCCCGGCCGTGGTGTTGGCGATGTTCGCCGTGCTCTGCGCGTTGTCGGCGAGACCCTTGGCCGTGGCATAGATCGCGTTGAGCAACGTCTGACGCGTGGTGTAAACGCTGGTGAAGTAGCTCTTGAACGTGCTGCCGGTAATGTCGGTGTTGCCGCTCTTGTTGTTCCACGGCACCGGCGAGTTCAGGGTGTTGAGGTACGCGGTGAGCGTGCTGATCGCATTGTCGTAATCCGACTTCTCCGTGGTGACGCCGTACTGCGTGGCCTGCGCATCGATGCCAGCCTGCTCGGTCGTGATCACGCTGTAGTCGCGCATCACAGTCGGCTTTTCCGCCGGCGAGAGTACGTTGTCGCTCGCGATGTCGGCGAGCCGGGCATTCGCGGCCGCGGCCGAGCTGCTGGCGTCCTGGATGCCTTGCTGCATCGCGACCAGCGTGAGCGTACCCACGGGCGCGTCGGGCACGGTGTAATCGCTCGATACCCAGATACTGGTCGCGCCGCACGTGGAGACGTTACGCACCTCGAATTCGTAATCCTTGCCGCGCTCCAGCCCATCGACGGAGACTTCCGCCGCCGGCGGGTACGATCGCGGCGCGCTCCATTGCGTCGTGCCCTTGACGCGCCAGCGGACATCCATGTGGTCGACGGCTGACTTGCTCATAGCCTAGCGATCCGTGTGCGCACCAGGCCGCCGGCGCCGTACATCGGCACGCCGCGATAAATGCCGCCGCCGGGCACGTTGCTGATACCGGGACCTGGCCGAACCACTCCGGCATCGTCGGGCGAGGTGTTGCCGACGCGAATGCTGACGGTCGGCGGATCCGGCGGCGCGCACCAAGGCGTGCCATTGATCGACGAAACGAACGGCGGCGGCGTGCCGCTCGATGCCGTCCACACACCGGGCGCGGCGTCTACCAACGTCAGAGTGGCCTTGCGCTCCAGCATGCTGCCGGCGGCCTCGATGCCGGTGATCAGCATGGGCGTGGAAACGTTGTTGACTTCGCCGATCACGTAGACCTGTCCGGCGGCTGCATCGCCGATCGGCGTGGCTAGCGTGATGCGCGTGGCATCGTCTGGATCGACGGTGATGTTGCTGGTCTCGCTGAAGGCTGTCGCCATCCGCACGCGCACTGCGTAGCTCTTGCCGGATTCCACCTGCAACGGCTCGACCAGCACCAGCGTGGCGCCGCCGTCCTCGACCGCCTTCACGCGGCCGTAGGCCACGCCCCAGCCGATCAGCGGACCGGCGGCTTCGATCAGATCGCCACGATCGTTCACCAGATGCTCGAAATCCGTGGTCATCGAGTAGGTCACCGGCCGCAGCCACATCACGGCCAAGTGATAACGCGCGATCTGCCATGCAGCGCCCGGATCCGTGACAGTTCGCAGATCCAGCTTTTCGAAGCGCGTGGCGGCGGTCAGGCCGCCCGAGCCGTCCGCGTTGTAGCCGTCCCAGTAGACGATCAATTCGTCCTGCTGGTAGTTCTGCTCGGGATTGGTGAAGCTCACGCGCAGCGCGTGCGGCGGCGGCGTGAAGTTGCGGGTCCAGGTAATCGAGCTGCTGTTGACGGGCGTGTAAACCTGCATTGGCACGGTCTGCGCGATGTCGCGCACCACGCTGTATTTGCCGTTGCGCATGCCGAAGGTGGCAAGCCCGCAGGCCAGCACATCCTTCACCACGTCGCTCATTACGCGCTCGGAATCGCAAACGGCGCCGTACACAAAGCCGCTCGAATCACAGGCAGCCGCCCAGCTCGCGATGGTGTCGATGTCCATCTGGCTGTCGGCAGCGTGCACGGTGACGCCTGGGCACTGCGTCATCAACCAAAGGTAGATCCATGCAGGGTTGGTCGACGCGACCGGATCCATCCATGTGCCGGTGCCGGAATCCCAGCGGCGAATCTTCTGCGCCACGTTCGCCGACAGTGTGCTGACCACGCCGTTCAACTGGTCGGTGGCCTTGATGCGCATCGCCAGTTTCAGCGTGCCCGTCTTGGAAGGATTCTGCGGGCTGATCGAGCGCAGCACCGCCCATGCCATTGAGTCGAGCACGCTGTTCGTGTCGACAGCGCCGGGGAACCCGATGCCCTTGGCCGTCGTGCGGGTGACCATCACATCGTACTGGCCTGCTGGAACCTTCCACCGAATTCCGCCGCGATAGGTCTGGCGCGCGCCCGAGGTGAGATTGATGCCTGCGCCGCCCGTGCTCGACAGACCGCCGGTAAGCGTCAGTCCGGAAGCGCTGCCGATCGGCGTCCATGTGCCCGCTCCGGTCAGCCGATACTGAATGGCGAAACCGATCGTGCCCGTGACCGTGTTGCCCTGCGCGTCCACGCCGTACACGCCTTGCGGACCGACCAGGTCAAGCGAGATTTCCGTGGTGTTGCCCTGCGTGGTGCGCGTCGCCGTGTCGCCGGTGGTGTTCAACACCCCGTTGACAGAAAGCTCATTCACGTCCTGGGTGAACAGCGTCGGCGTGGTGGTGACCTCGTAATCGACGTCTTCGTAGCTGTCGATGGACGTGCCGCCGATCTGGATGTCGCTGACGTCGAGGTCGCCGTATCCGAAATCGAACATGCAGCGCATGTACTGATCGTTGCCGCTGATCTCCGTGTACGGCATGGCTGCGTGCGGCGGAAACATGCGTGTGGCGCCGATCACGAGCGGGATCACGCCATACGGGTTGGCCTGGTTGCTGGTGCCGGTGAGTGACTGGATCTGGCTCGATGGATCGTTGGCGGCACCGGCGCCTGCCATCTTTGGCGTCGGTGGCGGAATCAGCGCCAGCGCGAGCGCCGCGATCATGGCGCCGCCTACCATCACCGTGGTGGCCGACAAGCCTGCGACCAGCGCCCAACTCGCGCCCGCGGCCGCGCCCATCGTGAACACGGTCGCCACGATCGCGACGATGGTGAGGATCCACTTCCGCGCGCTGCCGCCCTGCGGCCAGAACTCCACATGCACGCGCTGGCCAGCCTTCGGCCGCACCTTCGCCCAGATCGAGCGCGGCACTTCGATGCCACCAATGGTCACGCGCAAGGAATAGGCCGCCTGCGCGCCCAGGATTTCCTCGATCGTCTGGCCAGCCTTGACCTCGGCATAGCAGGCATCGTCATTCGCCGCCGGCAGATACACTGCCTGCACCGTGCCATCCGGCACAGCAATGAACGCGCACGGGTCAATCCGCTTCAGTGGCGAGATCGCGGGCGTCATGCCGCTTCCCGCGACTGTGCGACCGCGAACGGACGATAAAAGCCGATCACGCGTCGTTGGCACCGCACGGTATCCAGACGCTCGATGCCGCTGACGGCATCACCAATCGAATGCAGCATCAGGCCCGGCGCCACGAACACGCCACAGTGCCAAGGGCGGCCGAGGATCTTCAGCATCACCAGATCGCCCGGCTCGGGAACGTCCACCTTGCGCCAATCGCACGGCAGGAATTCCTCGATCGTCTGGCTGACGGCGCCCTGATCCATGCTGCTGGCGTACACGTAATCCGGCACCAGCCGGCCGAACTGCTCGCGGTTCACCAGCATCACCAGCCCGTAGCAGTCCACGCCGTCGCGCGTACGGCCGCGATCGAGGTACGGAATCTTCAGGAACCGGCGGCACCAGTCGGGAGCGATGGCGGACATGGATCGAATGCTGATTTTCAGTAATGGTTGGAGTTCGGGCTTTCTTCGATTTGCGCGATGTCCGCGGCGGGGATCGCAGTCCGTTTGCCGTACTCGTCCGTGATCACCGCGAATACGCCTTCAAACGCGAGGCGCTTGGTGTAGCTGCCTCCAGCGCGGCCTTCGTGCATGAAGCGCCGCTCGGTTCCGTCTTTCATCTTCACGACAATGTTCACGTAAACAATCCCGGCGAATTCACCGGCGTGTAGCTCTGCGCCGGGATTTGCTGATCGAACAGGCGGCTGTCGTAACCCAGCGTGCCGGTGATGGAGTTCTGGTCACCCGTCGCCGATTGCAGTTCGAAGATGTAAGGCCCTTCCTCGATCGTGTCGGGGCTGGATGCCAGTGCGGTGAACAAGGTCACCGTAGGCGCATCGCCCGTCAGCGTGCGCAGGATGTTCCCCAGCGTCATGTCGACGTTGTCGATCGTGATCTGCGTTTGCGGAATGCGCTCTTCCTTGTCCGCGGGGCTGGGCGCGTCGAACGCGAACGGCTGGTAGGTGCCGTCCGCACGCACGATCGGTTGCGTGTTGCACACCAGCAGCTGCGGCGACGGCAGCGACGCGTGTTCCACCTTCAGGAACGAAAGCAGCACCTCGCTGGTCTGCTGCGCCAGCATCGCCTGCAGCATTTCCGCGCTCACCTGCCTCACGGCAAAAGCTCCAGGTCGAACTGCACCTGCCACCAGATCACGTCGCCGTCCTGGCCGACATATTTCTCGGCCGGAAGCGCCGTGCCGCCGTAGCGGTACGTGGCCGGCAGGCCGGTGCGGAAATCCGTCCAGGTGAACGTGCCGGTGTAGCCCAGCGTGGTCTTGAAGAAATCGTCGATCAGCGTGTCGCGCTGCGCCTGCGTCAACATCAGCGTGATCGTGATCATGGCCGACGTGGCAGTGAACAGCGGCCGCGCCTTGTCGACGCCGCCCTGCATCTTCGAACGCAGGATGTTGTCGACAGGCGTGTAGGTCGGTGCGTCATTGCCGAACGGCGTCTGCGGCAGACTGGCGGGCCAGAGGGGATCAGCCATAGCTATTCCCCTTGCGCTTCAATACCCAGCGGCGATCCATCGCCTTCGCCGTGACACCACCATTGTTGACGTCCTTGGCCACCGCGCCCAGGAAAAGCTCCAGTATCTGGCCGCCGTTGTTGTCGGTGGACTGCTTGCTCTGCACCTGGTTGCCATCACCCGACGAATGCAAGATCACCGTCACCGGCGTCACGGCCACCATCAACTGGGCGCCGTTCACGGTCGGCGTTGAAGGCGATTTGAAGCCGAGTTGAGAGGGCGTCGGCGCGGAACCGCCGATCGGGCCGCCCGTGGCATAGCCCGGCAGCTTCGGCAGCGTGCGGCTATTGACCGCATCCATGAACGCGACGCCGTAGTGATCGACGGCGGCAGCGTTGTGCATGTATTCGCCGTTCGATGCCCGGATCAGGATGCTGTCGCTGGTTCCGGAGCCGGCGCCGTGGATTGCACCGCCCGTGGCGTAACCGCCTACCTTGAGGTTGGTGCTGCGAATTGTTTCCAACACGGCCGCGCCCTGCGCAATCGCACCGGCGATGGAAATGATGTTCCAGGGGAAGCCCATCTTCGAAGAGTTGGCGACGCTCTCCTGGATGGCGAGGATGGCGTTGGCCAGCGTCGAGGCTTTTTGCAGCGCGAACGCGATGCGCGCCTGCTTGCTCTGCTCGCCGTAGGCCTGCGCGTACACCTGCGCGAGTGAAGCGAATCCCTGCTGGGCGGATGACAACGCGAACTGCGCTTCCTGCCGCTTGATCGCAGCCTCGGCGTTCGCCTTGTTTTGCGCGCTCTGCAGGCTCGCCTTTTCGTAGGCTTTCTGGATGTCGAGCTGGCGCTGCGCGTTGTCTTTGGCAGCCGCCATTTCGTGTTGATAGGCAGCCTGCTGGATCTGGTCGACCCGCTGGTAGTACTGCTGCACTTCGGCCATCTGCGCGGCGAAGCGACTGCCCGCCATCAGCGTGCTCACGCCACGCGGACCCTTGCCGTCGATGCCGCCGAAAATGCGATTCAATGAATCGGTATAGCCGGCTTCGCCGCCGGTCGCGTTCTTCGTGAAGAACTGATCCAGCTCGTTGAGCTGGTTCATCACCTTGCCCGTCTGGATCTCCAGCGGCGTGCCCAGGCTGTTCCGGAACTTCTCCCACGCGGCCTGCGTCTTCTTGATCGCCTCCTGTTCCTGCGCATCGATCTGCTGCCGCTTGGCGCTGGCGTCGGCGTGGACCTGCGTGATCTGCTGATCGATCTCCGCGACCTTCTGGTCGGCCTTGACGCGGTCGGCCTGCGTTTTGATGTGCGACTGCGCCGCAACCTTTTCCTTCTCCAGCGCCGCAACCTTGTCGTCTTCCCACACCGCGAGCATGCCGCGCTCGGCGTCGTAGTACGCGGCGTCGTTGACCAGCCCGGCCTTGTGTTCGGCATCCAGCGCCTTCTGGCCATTGGTGTAGATGTCCTGGGCTTGCTTGACGGCGTTCTGCGCGGCCGATATGGCGGCGTTGAGCTGCGCGCCGCCGACGTTGCCGAACTGTTTTTTGTTCGCGGAATCGAACTGCTGTTGCGCGACCTTCAACGCTTGCTCGTATTCCGCCTTCGCCTGTGCGACTTGATCGGCCGTGAGGTTGCCGAGCATCGCCTTGTCGAATGCGGCCTTGGCCTGTGCCTTCGCGTTGTTGAGTTGGGTCTGCGGGTTTTGGAACTTGCTTAGGTACTGCAGTCCCTGTTTGGATTGCGTATCGGCATTCTGGGCGACCGCCGCGGCCGTTTGCTGCACGCCCTGGACCGCAAGTTGGTGCCGCAAATCCGCGATCTTCGCTTGCAGCTGCGCGAGCGCCTCCGGCGTAGCGTTCTGGACCATGTTGCCGGCGCGATCGAGATGCGTACCCTGCGCATTCGCGAGATCCGCCATCGCATCTTTCAGCTGCTGGCCGATCGAGTGCGTGGCGCCGACATCCTTCATCGCGGCCCACGCGGCGGAGGCGGCATTCTTCACGCCCGACCAGGCACGCTCCATGATGCCCGCGCTGTCCTGCACCTCATTGGCGCGATCGTGTACGGCTTTCGATGCGGCCTGCTGCGCGATCGCCGTGGCGCGTTCGGTTTCGCCCTGCGCCTGCAGGCGCTGAATTTGGTCGAACTGCGACGCCGACAGGAAGTGATACTGCTCATCGAGCTTCATGAGCGTATCGATGTTGCCGCTCATGACCTGGTCGACGAACTTCACCCCGTCGGCGACCTTGCCGCCGGTCATGGTCGCGAACTCGACAGCCGTCTGCGACAGCTGCTCCATCTGCGTGCGGGTGAACTTGCCGGTGTTGGCCAGTTCGGTGAGCGCCTCGGCCGCATCGCCGTAGCGACCGGTGGCGGCGCCCACGCGATTGGCCGTATCCACCAGCTGCCCCGCCGTCGCAGTCGACGCCGCACCGGTTGCGATCAGCGCGCGGTTGAATTTGTCGCTTTCTTCCTCGCCCTTGATGATCGCTATCACGAACACGCCGACCGCGGCTGCGGCCGCCGCGATGCCGATGCCCATCGGCGTCATCAGCTTGGTCAGCAGGCCGGCCTGGTTGGCGAACGCGGCGCCGGTGCGGCGCAACCGTCCGAAGTTGCCGGACATAACCTCGCTCACCGCAGTGGCGATCTCCGACTGCGCGCGCGAATTGAGCATCGCCTCCTTGTTCGCCGCCGTCTGCGCCTTGGTGACGACGATATCTTCTACCTTGGCCTTGTCGGCGAGCTTCAGCGCGGCGGTGTAGGTGTCCTCCTCGATCGCGCCCATGCTCAGCGCGTTGTTCAGATCGGCCATCGCCTGCTTGATGCCGGCGGTTGTCATGGTCCCCGACCGCAACGCGGACATTGCGGCCTCGGCATCCTTGGCCGCATCGTTGAACTTCTGCCAGTTCACCATCTGCGCGTTTTGCGCGGCGATCACATCGCGTCCGGACGCCACTTGGGAGGCGTTGGCCTTGGTCGCGCTTTTCTCCACACCCTCGATCTGCGCCTTCACCTCGGCCAAGGCCGCGTTCGCCTGGGTGGCGTCGGCCTTCAACCGCAGTGCAAGATCGAGATTGCTGTCACCCGTTGCCACGTAAGTCGCTCCCTTGAATCAGTTCTGGCGCAGCAGCTGCAGCAATTCGCGCCGCGACCGCAAACCTTTATCGCTGCGGCAACCGCCGTAGGCCGCCGCGATCGCGTCGATCAGATCCGCACGCGCATGTCGGTCGCGACGCTTCTCGGCGTCATGCAGAGCCATCAGTTGACGCTCGGTGTAGAGGCGTCCGAGGTCGCAGGCGCGGCCGTGTCCGGCGCGGGCGACGGTGTTGAAGATGTCAGACCAGTTGGGTTCGTCTTGCGCCGCAGCTCCGCCATCACGCGATCGCGCTGGCGCCCCACGACCGCTCGCCAGAAAAAACGGCTGCACGTACCCCACCAGGTCATCAGCAGCCGCTCGGCGTCCGGTCCTTTCACGCTGTCGATGAATTCGCGATCCTCTTCAGCGACGGCGAGCTGGATCAGCTCGCGCGTGAGCGCGCGATGTTTGGACAGGATGTCCAGGTATTTCTCGATGCCGGCGTCGGCGGCTGCCGCATCCTTGGCAAGTGATTCCAGGTCATCGATCAACGGCGCACCTTTGGCGCGCGCGGTCATGCCGTCGAACAGACGGTACTCGCCAATCGTGATCTTGCGGCCGCCGACATCGAGCTCGACGTCCGGCTGCATGACGTACAGGTCATCGAGCGCTTTTTCCATGCTCGATTGCGAGTCCGCCTTCGGCGCGGCGGATTGAAGTTTGCGGGCCATGAGTTCTCTCTTCGTTGCAGAAACAATCGGGCTGCGTCCGGAGCGGCGCGCAGCCCGATGGGTGACAACCGCTGCGCTTACAGGAACGTCACGCGGGCGAAGCCGCCGTAGTTGGCGTCCGCCGCATTCAGCGAGTCGTAGAGGCAGCCAATGGCGAGATCCTCGTTGGCGGCCGCTTCGCCGATCCAGTCGACGCTGGCAAACGGTTGCGGCTTGCCGCGGTAGACCTCGATCAGCACCGGCGCGTTGCTCTCGGCGGCGTTCAGACCTTCGATGCGGATGTAGCGGTCTTCCGGCATCTGGGTGAACATCGGGAAGCTGTCGGCGGCTTCGTAGCTGTACGCGGCCTGCAGTGGCTCGATGTAGCTGCCGGCGGTCATGTCTTCCAGAATGCCGACGTTGCCGAATATCAGGGAGTTTTCCTTGTACTCGGTGCCCTTGGTCAGGGTCTTCGGCGTGCCGGTGGAGTCGGTGATGATCAGACCGCTGGCGTTGCCGTATTTCAGCGCGATCTCGTCGCCAGCCTGCAAACCGGTCGGGAACGTTTCGCCAGTGACGGTGCCCGCGACGATCGACAGCGGCGTCGAGTAGAACCCGAGCGCGGCCGACGTCTTGGTGAACTGCTTGCAGGTGAGCGTGAGCGTGCCGCTCTTCTGGCCGGGGATCTGCGCGGCCAGCAGCTTGTCGCCGGTCTGGTCCTCGTAGATGTCGGTCATGTTGGACTTCAGTTCCATCTTGGCGCCGCTGCAGTCGGCGAACAGCGCGAAGGCCAGCGGACGGCCGGTAGGACCGCGCTTGGCGACCAGCACGCGGCCCTGGCCGGAGTAATACTGCGGAGTGTCGAGTTTCATGGAGGTGATTCCTGTTCAGGGATGAGCGCTGGCGGTGACGCCGGGAGTGGAGTGCAGCGACCGATCAGGACTTGATCGGCGTGACGTTGTCGGGCGCCTTGTCGGCCTTGCGCGCGGCCTCGGCCGCGGCCGCCGCATCGAGCGCATCCTTGTAGGCGTCCTGGTCTTTCGGCGAGAGCTTCTTGATCTCGGCGCTGATCGTGTCCAGGCCGTCCGAAATCACGTCGAGACGCTTCAGGAACAGCGCATCGTGCAGCGGAATGTCGATCTTCGCGCCAGCTGGGTGTGGCACGTCGTTGTGGCGGTGGGCTTTCTTCAATGTGACTTTCATGATGGGTCGACTCCGATGAAATGCTGCGTTTGGTAAACCTCGGTCCACAACGTCGTGGCGCCGTCGTAATCAGACAGGTTGCCCTGCTGCAACATGCACGGGCGGCTGCCATCCACTTGCGGCGCCCAGCCGATGAGCGACTGGCGCACCGCGCCCACGATCGCTTGCAGGCTGTCGGCCGATTGCGCGCCGAGCTGCTGGCGATAGTTGCGCACGGCAATCACCACGCCGAACGTGACGATGGCGCGCTGCCGCACACGCACCTGCGCGCCGGGCGACACGTTGCCGGGCTGGTTGGCCTCGGCCTTCTCGCGGGCCAGCAACACGTATGCACATGGCGGCACGAAGTCGGCCAGCTTGGTGACCGTCGCGTAGTCCGCCGCGCCGGCGACCTTGCGCAGTACCGGCATCGTCGCCACCAGGCGCGCGATGATCGATTGCACATCGAAGGGGCCGGCCTGCATGCATCACCACACCTTCGCCTTGAGCGCCGACAGCTTCGCCTTCGCCGGTGTCACCACTTTGGTGTTGGCGGCGGCCAGCCACGTCTGCAGCAACGGCCACGCGTATTTCAGGAAGGTCTGGCCACCGGCCGCCCCAGCGGCCGCACCGATTGCAAATCCGAGAATGAAATCGAACATGGCGGTCACCGAAAGTTGAAGGTCTGGTCACGGCCGAACACCGGGGCATCGCCTTCAAAGCGCACCTCGTTCGTGGCCGGGTTGTCGAGAACGGGATCGTCGGCACCGAGCGAGAGCTGGCCGCCGGCGACGGCAATGAGGAACTTGATCGCGTCGCGGTAGTCGCGCACGATCGGATCGGTGTTTTCCAGCGACTGCCGGCTCTTGTGCAGGTTGTAGCGCGCGATCGCGCGCGCATACACAACCAGGATGCCGGGCAGCTTGGTCAGCGGCAGCGTGTAGCGCGGTGCCAGATAACCGTCGATGACGTTGTCTGCGTCGTCGATCGCGGCCTGCACGTTCGCCAGGGCGAGATCCGCGACGTCGATATCCGCCTGCTGCCACGCGCTGCGATCGGCGCCACGCAGCGTGGCATCCATCAAGCCCGCATCCACGATCGCATCGCGATCGGGCGTCGCGACCTGCGCGACTTCGGTCGCACCTGGACGGTCGGCAAGTTGTGCGGGCGTGATGTACATCAGTCGTTCGCGGGCGTGATGTCGAAGTAGTAGTTCTTGCCGAGCTCGAACTGGTCAAGCGCAGCCTGGTTGTTGCATTCCATTTCGAAGTGGCCGGTCGGCGTGGTGTTCGAGAAGCACACGTCTTCGGGAACGCTGCCGTCGTACTGGGCTTCGAAGCGAAGCGTCCGCGCGTGCGGCACCCCGTAGCAGGACTGACGGATCGACGTGAGCTTGAACTTGGCGCGGACGGACATGGTGTTCACCTGGTGGAAGGTTGACTCTGGGATCGGGCAGCGGAGCCAGCTTCGCTCCGCTGCCGTCACCACTCTTCGCTACATGCGTGCGTTGAATTCAGTGCGTGGCTCTCCACGCTGTCACGCCTGTTGCCGGCGGCGTTCCCGTGCCCGCGACCTGTAAAGTCGTTAGCGGGCCGGCCCTACGGATCAGCTCAACCAGGGCGAGACCAGGATCTGCAAACGTCCCGCCAGGGTGTTGGTGGCGCCGGCCGCGTTGAAGGCGTTCTTCAACAGCGCGGTGGCGGCGAACTCCAGCGTCGGCGGCACCACCAGGTGCGTGCCGACCAGGCCGAGCGGACGCCCGTAGTCGCCGGCGCGGCTGGTGAGCGCGGTGATCGCGGCGGTGAGGCCCGTTTCATCCAGCGTTTCCTGGCTGCGAACCGCCATCTGCCAGAAGCCGTAGCCGACGTTGTCGCGCGTGTCGATGCCGTAGCGGAACTCGTTGCGGTCGAACACGTTGTCGTCGGTCTCGCGATCCTTGGCGACGAAGTTGGCCGACTTGCGCTGCTGGAAGATCATCGGCTTCAGCGCGCGGCTGTTGTCCAACACGTACCAGGCCGTGCCGGCGCCGCCAATGTCGTTGCTCTGGTTGACCGGCTTGCCGTTCTTGTTCAGCACCGGATGCGTGCCGCTGAAGAACGCCTGGCCGTCGTAGCCGTTGCCGTTCGCAGCCAACGCGCCGAACACGGTTTCATCCGGATGCGCCGCGGCGCTGCGGCCCATTTCGGTGAACAGCGGGGTGTACACGCCGTACTGATCGTCCTCGATCGCCGGACGTGGCACGGCGATGGTCAATTCGAACGGCTTGTTCTTGATGGTGTAGCCGGACGAGGCGATGCCGTTGATCACGCGATCGCCGACCCACTCGCGCAGGCTGGGCAGCTTGCCCAACCAGCCGTACTCTTCCGAGCCGGTGGTGGACGGAACGGTGGTGGCGATGGTGCCGAACTGCGGTGCGGCCTGACCGAGACCGCCCTGGAAAGCAGCTTTGAAGGCCACGTAAAGGGTCTTCAGGTTGCCTTGGTTGATGATCATGGAATTGCTCCGGAGGTTGGAAGGTCAGGCGAGGCGAACCGCGCCGTTGGGTTTGGAATCAGGTCAGCCGACGCGGACCCACACGCCGTTGGCGTCGACGTCGACGATCTCGCCGGCCGCCTTGCGGGCCCCGGAGTTGTCGGTCTTGGCCACGGTGTTGTCGTCGGCGATGTAGCAGGTGGCGCCGATGTCGGTGCGCGCGATCAGATCGGTCGAGGCCGAGTTGGCGAACTGGAACACGCCGGTCTCGCCGTTGGCGTTGATGTCGCCATCCGCGCCGGCGCTGTTGTCCGCCTGCGTCTGGCACACGGCGCGCGCGATGCCGGAACCCGCGGTGCCGGCAGGCACCGCAAATCCCGTGGCGCTCAAGGCGTACATGGAGCCGGCGAAGATCTTGGTGGCTGCAGCGACCGGGTCGCTGAACTGCTTGCCGTCACGGCGCTGGGCCAGGCGATCGGCGGTTTGAGCGGTCATGGTGAAATCCTTCTGTGACTGACCCGGATGGGTTCAGGCGGCTACGGCCGCGCGATGACGGTTGAAGCGATCAGGCGCCCTTGGCCTTGGCGAACTCTTCGGCACTGATGCCGGTGGCGCTGCACACCGCCAGCTCGTCGACAGTGAGGCCGTGCGGATTGGCGGCGGTTTTCTCCGGCGAGCGGCCACCGGTCTGCGAACCGGCGAGCGCGGCGATCGGCTGCGCGGTCTTGAGATACGCCGACAGCGCGGCCACATCCTTCTTGCCGAGTTCGGTTGCCCACTCCTTTTGCGCGGGCAACAGGCGACCATCCTTCAGGCCGGCGTCGACCAGCTGCGCGACTTCGTCGCCGCGCACCTTCGCGGTCAGCGCCGCAAGCTCGGTCTTCACCGATTCGAACTGCGCGACCGGCACGAACTTGGCGGGGTCCGCCTCGACAGTCGCGTCGGCTTTCGCCTTGACGGCGGTGCAGGCGGCAACGATCGCCTCGGGCTTCGCATCGTCGGCCACGCCGAGCGCCTTGCGGACGCCGGCCAGCGGATCGGCCTTGAAGTGCGCAGTGAGCGCGGCGATGGCCTGGTCCTCGGTGGTCGTTTCGGCATTGAGCGCGAACGCGGCGCAAATGGCGGCGAGCAGCTTCTTCATGGGTTCATCCTCTGCGTGGATTCCGAAAGTGGCGGCGGCGCGCAGCTCCAGCGGCTGCATGCCGTCGATGGCAGGCAGGTTGGTGAGCGCCGCCATCTGGATGTCGAGCACGGCGCCGGTGGCGGCGTCGTAGGTGAAAACGGGACTGATGTAGCGATACTCGCCAGCGGCGATCGCGGCCTTGGCGCGCGCGGTGAGCGCAACGGTGCCGAACAGGCCCTGGCCATCGCGCCATTCCAGGCCGGTGATCCAGCCGGCGGCCGGCGCGGGCTGGCCGTTCTTTTCCTTGTGCAGGGTCTGGTGCTCGTAATCGAGCACGCGCGGATTGGCGCGTTCGGCGAAGCGGCCGATCACCGCGGTGGCCAGCGCCTGGTCGATGTGCCAGGCCGACACCTTCAACTCGCGGCCATCCCAGGGCTTGAAGTCGCCGGCGGGCGTCAGCTGCACGCTCAAGGTGTTGCCGTCGCCAACCTTCGGCAGCTCGAATGCGCATGCAGCCAGGGCGATCGACGCCGACGGCGCGGCGGCGCACACGGCGACGGCGATGGAAGTGGAAAGGCGGGAGACGCGGGGCATGTCGCGCAGATTGCGCGATCACCCTCTGACGATGGGAGCGAAACGTTTCGCCGGTGGATGGGCGCGGAGCTTGGGCTCGACGCGTCGGCACAGAGAGTAGCACCAACTGGACGCCGACAATCCGGAAGGAGCGCTAAGCATGTAGGTCGATTCCTACATGTCTTCGCGGCGGCCGCCGATAGCGACCGCGAAATATAACCGCGACCATAACTGCGCCCCGGTTGTCCTTGGCGCGCCACGGAACAGGTGCACAGCCGACGACCGGGGCGCTCCACCCGAAACTTGGCCGATTTGGGGACAAATTGCCCGTCCGGCGCAAATGACGTGATCGCCTCGGCCCCAGACCCCGTTTAAAAGGCGTTTAAATCGCCGCGTGTGCGCCGACAGGGGGGAAGGCCGCGTAATGACACCGCCGAAGGGCGTACAGGCGCTCACAGGCGGTTCTACGGCGATGGCGATTCCCCGCCCTCGAACACATCTTTCAGGAAATCCAGCGTGCGTGCCTTGATGCCATCGCCATCGGCGTGGCTCACGCCCAGCCAGGGCCGCGCTTTGATACCGCGATCACCTTCGCCATCGCCGAATTGCTGGCGTGCGCCATAGGGCGCGGACGTACCTACCAGCAGCGTGTCGCCCACGATCTGCCACGCCAGGCGATCGCCCAGCATGTGGCGGTCAAACACCAGCATTGGCAAGCCGGGGCGCAGCTTCTGCTTGCGGCGGGCGTAGCGCGGCGAGAGCGCAGGCCATTCCTCGCCATCCGGTCCGGTTTCCGTGGCTGCGCGATCCCGCGTGGTGCCGAGCAGGTATTCGCCGAGCTCGCCCAGCAACGGCGCCATGCCCTCCGTGCCCAGCGCTTCGATCGCGCGGCCGAGCGTGGCCTTGAGTTCGGCATCATCAACGGTGATTTCAACGCGTGCGCCGGCCATAGATGCTATGCTCCGCTTACAGTGTGGCGGCCAGGACCGCGCTCCGAAGAGCCCCGCACTGGGCCCACGCCGGCCGCGCGACGTGACGGCCCATCATTCGGCTCCGTACCACAGCTCGCCGATCCGCTGCTTGTTCAAGTACTTCATGTCGCGCGTGCCCAGGAAGGTCCAGCC